TGCGCCGTGTAACGTCCAATAGACATATCACTGGCAAAAATGGAATCAAGGGTGTCATCCGAATCAACAAGGACACAGGAGGCAAATTGCCTGACTGGTGTACGCACTCCTGCCATGACTGGAGTCGGGATGTTGAGTTTAAAAAGCGAGGTCGAGTCATAGTATCTCCTTACGTAATGCATTCTCTCTTCTTTTGGATATTGGGCAAAAAGTGTAGCCGCAATCATCATATACATAAATTGTGGAGTCTCAAATATTTCACCCGAGGATCTATCCTGGCAAAGATATTTGTCCACAACCTGACGCAACCCTGCGTAGGTAAAGTTTTCATCACGTGAATGATGTATGTACGAATCCATCCTAGTAAGTTCTTCTTCATCATAATAGTCTAGTATGGCAGAGTCATACACACCACGATCAATATTCTTTTTTATCATTTCATGTAGTGTAATAGGAGCATATTCTCCAAACACTTGTTTGTTTATACCATAGCCTAAAAGCCTGGCGGCGGCATATTGGTAATTAGGTATTTCTAACGAAATTAAATCGTTGGCACTACGAATTAATATTTCTTGGATCTCTTCTGTAGTCATTCCGTCATAAAATTGTAAATTAGCATTCATTTCAATCTGACTACTGCTTACTCCTGCAAGCCCTTTACATGCTTCTTCAACTACAAAATGTATTTTGTCTATGTTGAGGTGCTCTTTTCTTCCGTCACGTTTGACAATCATAGTACCGTTTGACATTATTACCTCTTTCTTTCTATATTAATTAACTGGATATTTATTGTTGCATTGTATAGGATTTTTGAATTTCGAGTGTATGTGGAAGATCTTGTTGTTGTATGTATCCATCAGCTATATATCCTATTACTTTATCATCAACATACAACATGTAGTATGTATCGGACTTTTTTCTATCTATAGCGATATGTATCTCAAAATCGCTACCACTAAAACGTTCGGTTAATTGTAAAGAATAGCACTGTCCTAGTACGATGCAAAAGGAGCAGTACTGGTTCTCTAAAATTAACTGCCAAGGATCAGGCCAAATGTCTTTAGACCACGGGTCTGTGTGGATACTTACCACAGGTATTGTGCGATAATATTCAATTACATCCTGGAATGGATCTTCTGCTGACTCTAATGATTCTCTAAATTTAGACCACTCTTGTAGTCTATCTTCATAATTTAAATTAAACACTAATTTTTCTTAGCTCTTATCTTATATTCCATTATTGACTGATCGTCGCTCGGCATTGTACTAGATACTATAACATTAATAGTATCGTTTGTCAAGTCCCCATTGTAATCACTTATGGTTGCTTGGAATGTAATTGCAGAATCATATGTGCTAGTGCCTTGAAAACTGTACTCATCTGATGTTGATACTGTATCACTGTAGTCCTCAGATATGACAGTTAGTGTTCCTGATCTAATTGCAGTATAGTTTTGGCTTGTGATTATATAATCTATGTCAAATGCTTGATGTCCTACTCCACCTAGTCTAAACAACTTTATGCTGTTTCCATTTGTTATAGTTACTTTTTGTGCTTCGCCTATGGACATAAATCCTTTACCTTCAACTTCTGGTAGATAAGCTGAACTATTGATGTAAGCCTGTTCGTACCCTTGTACTGCTGTTCTTGCAAAGGTATCTTCAGAACTTGTGTTACCTCTTGCTGTAAATTTAATTACGCTAGTATCTGCACTTCCTTCATTGCCACCTGCGTTGCCAACTTCAAAGAAGTTATTATGCTTACTGGTATTGTTTACACCTTGTTGAACCCAAATAGCTTGTGCATCTATATCTTCAAAAACACTGTTTGATATTAAGTTATCTTTAGGTCCGGTACGTTTTCCGCTTCCTAATGCACTGTCAAGGACCATGTCGTGTCCAAATGTGATTCCATAACCACAACTCTTCACATGTAATCCTTCAAACACATTATCATGAATGTCCCAGTTACTTGTTAAACCATAACTGAATCCTTCAATCTTACAATTGATAAACCTATTGTTTTTTGATTCAACACTAGAACTCTTACTGTTTATTTTAATTGCTACATCATCACTTCCATCTGTGTCTAATGTATCTCCTGTTTCCCAAGGCCCTTTTATTTTTACATCATCAAACACACTATTTTTCATATTGTTTATTAATAGTCCTGTGTTGGTTATAGTTGTTTCAAATGTAACACCTTTAATGACAATGTCAGTGGCCTGGTTAAGTGTAGTTGTGCTTGCATCTGTAGTAACAGGATTACCTGGAGTGCTTGTACTGTCAACTGTTTGCATAAGTGTTGTGCTTGAAGTTGAACATTTAATAACAGTTTTATCTGAACCTGCACCTACAATTGAAGCGTGTGGTGGTATATAGATTGTTCCGTTTATAGTATAGATACCAGGACGCAGATAAAGAGTAACTCTACTACCATTGCTACCTTTTGTGCTATCATTTAGATACAGTTGATCCAATGCACGTTGTAAAAGCTGAGTAGCATCTTGTGTTGCTTCTCCACTGAGTCCAAATGCATTTCCGTACACTTGGTCATCTAGTACATCTTGAAGTTTACGTTTAACAGGACTGCTTGCACTAATGCCAGTTACAAGATAACTTTCATCTTTTTTATAGGTATAAGTATCTGCTAATGAAAATAAATCGTCATACTGTGTAAGAACTTTAGTGTTTCCAACCGCGGGCGAACCTTCTGCAACACTTCCGTTACCAATAAACATTTCTCTAGTATCTATTGCCCATCCTATTTCACCTGATGATAGTTGCGGCAATCCCGAACCTGCATTCTTTTTACCTCTACGTACTTGTATTTTAGATATTTGCACAACGGCCATTTCAAACTCCTAGACTCTTTTGTATATTTATGCTAGGGATTCGTAATATGAGTATACTCTATTGTACCATTCGGTACGCCATTCGTCATATTCATCTGGCCAAATATCAAACTGTTGATATTCGCCAGCTCTACTACACATAAACACATGTCCTTCGCGTATCTGTGTATTGAATATTTCGTTGTGTGCTTCTGCGTATGCAACCAATTGCAAGAAATAATCTACCACCCATTCTGTTTTCTTAGGTTTATTTGTTTGCTTGAAGTCCATTATGCTAGGCTGTCCTTTGTATAGTCCAACTAAGTCAGTGGTACCAGCATACATCTGTGGCATGTACAAATTTACTTCTGAGCCCCATATCTCATCCACATGGGCTAGTGCTTGTTCCTTAATTTGGGTGGCCATCATGTGTGCTTGTTTTGCATATGGGTTACTTCCAGGTGTTGGCCATTCACCAGTATCTACATAGTCCTCTAGATATTTGTGCATACGTGTACCTACCCCTGCGGCTTCAGTTGTTATCTCTTGTGCTTTTTGTTCTCCTACCCTCTTGCGCCAAGCAATTAGATGTGTCTTATCTTTGGTGGCGTCAAGGATAGTAGTGACAGAGGCCACTGCATTTCCGTCGGGGGTGGCATAAAGCCTTTTGCCATTTACTTCTTTTCTATTGATGGGTTGGTAATCAAACTTGTTTTGTATAAGTGTCATTGTATTAATATATACTCAAAATGTGTTAAAGTCAACTACTAAGTGAAATAATTTCTAACAGTCTGTACAAATATGTTAACGTTCTTTGGATGTGTATCTTTTAAAATGCCGTGTCCTAATCCACATACCCATCCAGTAGGATCATTAACAGTATCGAGCCACTTGCGGATTTCATATCTTAATATAGTTTCGGAGTCTTGTAATAAAAGTGTTTCGTCAAAGTTGCCTTGCACAAAACCTTTTTGTACTTTTTGTAATGTTTTGTTTAAGTCTTGTGTACTATCGATACCTATTCCTGCAAAGTTTAAATCTATTACTTTCTGTAAACTGTTGTATGGTAAAGCCCTTGAATAATATGCTGTAGGTCCTACTTCAGCTAGGTCTTTTAATAATTCACAATATTCTTTGTCAAAGTAGTTCTTATGTATATTTTTTAAACCACTATCAAATATCATTACACAATCAGCACCTGCTTCAAGTTGTTTCTTAATACTAGCTCTTAACAAAGGTACTAGCACATCTTTCATATACATGTGCCTAAAGTCGTCACTTACTTCTTCATCACCTAATGCATAATTTAAGATAGTCCAAGGTCCGCCCACAAACCCAACAAGCCCTTTTTTGTAGGGAAGCAGTTCTCTAGTCTGTTCTATTGCTTTGGATTGAAATTTAACAAAGTCTATTGCTTTGCCTACGTCTTTATAATCTACCCAGTTATCTTCGTCTAAGTTCCACTCGAATTGTGGCCCTGGATTAAAACATAAAGGCAAGCCTAAACCTTGTAGATGAAATAAAATATCACTGAATAGTATTGCAACGTCAAAATCAAATTCATCAATAGGTAGCATTGCAACTTTACTTGCCAAACGAGGAAGTTTACACATCTGTTCGAATGACCATGACTGCTTCATTTCTCTATATGATGCTTGATATCTGCCTGCTTGCCTCATCATCCATATTGGAGGACATGCATTTTCTGCCCGCGTTAGAGCATTTTCAAATAAGGTCTCGCTCATGGATTATTTACAAGGCTTCCGGGCTAAGGTCAACTGCATTGCTAGCCATTTTAGCCACAGTGTCTTTTCCTTCTTCGCCGCCACCGGAAGGTTTATCTGCTTCTTTACCAGTTTTAAGTATTATGCTGTCTTGGTTAAAGTTAGCTGTCATTGTTTTCACACGGGCATCTGTATCATATGCGGCTTTGAATGATCCATAGTCAAACACTTCGCCTCCAACATTATCCAATAGTTTATGTCCGTCGATGTTTAAAGCGCCTGTTTGTATTGCTTCTTTTTTAGGTTTACCAAAATGCATGACAGCTGATTTACCCTGTCTGTCAGCACTTGCTATAACAGTACGCATAACTTGTACAAGTTTTAACGAGATATCAGACTCGTTCACTTTTTTTTTGAAAGGATGGTTCCTAGTCTGCGTGATGTTTCAATCATTTTCTTTTTATTAACTTTTGATTCACGCTTTTCTCTACCAGCTTCTTCATCTCCACCAGTAGCGGCATCAGCGGCGGCAAACTCATCTGCGGCTGCATCTGCATCTTCTTGATCAACTGTAGGCTCCATTTCAGCATCATCAGCAGGAGCATCAGCGGCTGGCTCTGCACCCATGTCTTCTGCAGGTGCTCCACCTTCGCCTGTTAGCATACCAACACCTTGTGTAAGTGCTTCACGTGTGCTTTCCATTGCTGTGTACATTGATTCTAGTGCAGGCTTTACTACACCTACAAATGCATCGGATTCAGATTGGCCCATTTCGTCACGGATAGCATCTGCTAGTTCAAGCATTGATTCTGTTTGCATTTCAGCTGTGTCTTCCATCCAGGATGTAACTCTTGTTACCATGTCCTTTGAGGCCATTACTAGTTCGGCTTCATCTTCTTTGCCTTCTATGAGCTTGATGTAACCTTCAATTGCTTCTTTCATTTCTTTTTTGCAACTTTTGATTAGGGCTTTTAGCTTTGTTTTATCACAATCAGGATGCATCTTTAATATTTCTGCTTCTTTCTTACCATCTTTACACATTTTCATAACTTGTGCTTTTGTTGGCATCTTACCTTTGGCTTCTTTACCTTCATTCATCGCTTTCCACTGGTCTTCATTTTCTTTGCCATACTTTTTAACAAAAGCTGCGAGACTCATTTTTTCAGCATCAGCCATCATCATCTTTTTGACAGTACCTTCTTTGATTGTGCTTTCATTTTTCCCTGCAATAGCTTTTTGTAAACCCTTTGGAAGTTTCTTTTGCTTTGCAGACAATCCTTTAGGTGCATCACCTTTATCTTTACTATCTTTACTATCGCCTTTTGATTGATCTAAAAATGCAGGCTTGTCATCGTCTGTACCCTTTTTACCATCTGGTCCTGGACCCATTGGCATCTTCTTCTTTTCTTCTACATTTTCGTCTTGTGCTTCTTTAACAGCCGCATTTAATACATCTAGGAAGAGTTTATTTTTTTGATATGTATCGCTGGTGTTGACTGAATCGAAACTTTCGTTTGTTTCAAACTGGCTTAGTTTTGTACGCAATTTGTTTCTAGCATCTTCTAGCTGTTCTAGTGTAAATGCTTCTAAGTTAATTTTCTTGCCAAAACGCTTGGCAAGACTTTCGTTAAGTGCCTTAGCTGTTACAGGCTTTGAAATCTCTCTAATGTTCATTGTCACTCTTCCCTTAGTGTTTGTTATATTTATTTATCTTATCTAAAAATATAACCATCCAATTTGTCTTTCAGTTGTTGTGTTTTATCTGAGCTGATTTCGTAACGGCTTTGTGCTACAAACCTTGCAGTTTCATTTTTACTGTTCTTCATAGTATGCTTATAGAACATGCAATCATTAAAATGTTTCATAATTTCATGATCTAACAGTAATATATTTCTTACATCACCACCTCTAGCAATAGCTACTGCGGCTGTCTTACAAAAAGTACGTGCAATTTGCTTATTTGCTTTGGCACAGTACACTAAATGGCCTTTACTACTTTCTCTTATAACAATAGAACCAATACGCAGACTGTTACCCTTTTGATATGGAAAAAGGGTAGGATCTAAATTAGCTTCTATTATTTCTTGAAGATCTTTAAGTACCTTCGGAGATATCATTTTTAACCACCATCACTTGCTTTCCACGCATTCTCTTACTTACCAAACTCTTCTTAATCATATTTTCAATAACGAATTGTTCTCTTTCGGGAAAACTTTGTAATGGTGTTGCGGCATCTAACTTCGCAAGTAGCTTTGCTTCTTCATTCGTTATGAAGATTCCAAATTCACCTAGAAGTTCGTTGATTTTCATTGCCCTACTTCTACCGTATCACCTGGTTTAATATCTTTGTCTACCTCTTGCGGTTGACCTGGTTTATTGCTCATTTTCAATTTGCCTGAAGGATCACGCTGTATCATTCCAGGCTTGTTAGGATCTTTTGGGACAACAGTTTTAACTTTTGTTTTTGGGTCTTGTAATGTAACTTCTTTATCGTTAGCATCTAACACTTGCAAGGTTCCTTGCATTACTTCAAATATTTTCATCAGTTAAACCTTCTCAATCTTTGGCTAGCAGGATTAATTCTACGTGTTCTTGCAGATTTAAATCCTATTGTTTTAGCTTTACCAGCCTTTGTTTGTTTTAATCTATTACTTTTAGCAACATTAATAGGCGCCATACATGCGGCAGGTGAGCTCATTACCCTGCCTTTACGCTTACCGTGTGTGCAACGATACTTCCGTACTTGCTGGTTACCTATTCTACCCCACACTCTAGATGTCGCTTCAAACATTTCACGTAGTAACATTACCTTGCCCTCTTGTTCATCGCAGCCACTCTACGGCTAGCTGGATTTACTCTTTTGGTCTTACGAGATTTACGAGCCATCCTTGCTCCTAATCTGGCTCTTGTCTTCTTCATAGTTATTCTTTTCTTTACATCAGGTGCGGCAAAGCATTGTGATGGCTGTGCTACAGTTCTGCCTTTACGAGCACCAGTAACACAACGATATTTTCGCACTACCTTTTGCCCGCTTTTAGCCCATACCTGTCTTTCAGAAATGACTTCGTTTACGTTCATATTGTATTTAGTTAGGTTTGCAGTAGAATTACTACAATGGTGGATAGTAAACCTGCTACGATTGTACCAGCTGTACCTATCAATACTTTGGTCATTGACTTTTGACCATCAATCATATCACTATGAATTGATTCAACTTTCTTTTCGATCTTGTCGAGACGACCTTCCAACTGCTCATACCTTTGCTGGCACAAGTCAACGTGTGCTTCTAAATTTTCTTTCTCTAGCTCAGTGGCTCCCGCCATCTCTCTTCTCCATTATACCCTTCTCTGGGCAATTAGTAAACTCTTTTGGTTAGCCTAATGAATGGATGCCTTAATATGCCTTTACTAGTTTATTTATACACTACCCATCAATAAGAAATATGGTGTTTTTATACACATCATCTTTGGTTAGCACTATATTGTTATGTATTAAACCTGTTTCATCCAAGTCGGTAATAATGGGTAAAAAATCTAAATCATCTATAAGCATGGCTTCTGTAAAGGGATAGTCACTTTCTAACTTCATAGACCAATAACGATTTTTTGATTTGTTTGCACTTCCAAAATTTATTGTATCAACTACAGAAACACAATTTAAAAGTAGGACATTGCCTCTTAAACTACAGGCCTGTAAAATAGTATCGTGATTGTTTTGTTGCTTCACAAGTTTAATATCTGGACCCTTACGTGTAAGTGTTTCAGTAATATCCACAAGGGTTTTCACAGTTATAATCATACATTATTTAAGATCATAAAAAAAGAGCCACTATAAAAGTGGCTCTTAATATTAAGTATGAACGCTCTATTAGATAGCGTGTTCGTCTTTGAATACTGCTAGTACTGATGTAACTGCACCTGATACTCCGTGTGCTGTTGAACCTTCTGCAGTGTATGCACCACCTGCACTTTGTAGTGCAACGATAACAACGTCTGTTGTACCTGATACAAATGCTGAACCGTCAGCTGTACCTACTGCGGCAACAGTGTGTCCGTCAAACTGCATATCGTCTAGGATAGTCTTAAGTTCTGCTTCTGTTATGTTTGTCTTAGCAATGTTAACAATGTTAGTTTGTCCGCCTAAGCCATTGCTTAGACCTGTGCTTGCTGTTGATGTAATTGCGGCCATTTCTTTCTCCTTATCTTAATGTCCTCACGTAAGCTCATTACGTGTTAATACATATGTATTTAGCATACACCGGAAAAAACCGGTGATAATGCAAAAAAAAGGAGGTAAAAGTTACTTATTTTGCTGTTTGGCTTTGTTGTGTATGGTTCTAAGCATGCCTACGTATGCAGGCCCTGCACGTACAATGTCATTTAACATTCTTACTGCTGGTGCATATGCTTGCACTAAATTACCTGGTATGGCTTGTCCTCTACCAGTCATTTCTACAAATTTACGTGCTAAAAATAAATTTTCGGATCCAACTATAGACTTGTACCATAACAAGTCTTTGCTGTCTATAGTCATATCTGGAGTTGATAGTGTAGGTTCATTATCACGAACAGCCATAGTTTCTAAATCACGTATGGCCGCTAGTTTTTCTAAGTCATCTATTATATCACTTGAGCGTAGTTTTGCTCTGCATGCAAATAATAATTTTGTTACAAACTTCTTCTTATCTAAAGTGCTTAAACCTTGCCAGGTACCTAGTGCTCTGCGTATTTGTTTGTAATCACTGTTGACAATGCCTAATGTATTTTCTAACCTAACAAACAGCTGAGCAGTGTTTTGTGGTTGCTGTCCGTAACTAAGTTTTGTAATAAAACCATTAAGTTGCATTGTAGGGAGAGTCACAGTTTTACGTTTTTGTTTGGCCGCTCCTGGGTCTTTTAATTTGTTAAGAGCTTTTTCGTCACCTGTTACATAATAGATAAAATTATATAGATCAGTACCTTGACTTCTAAAATATCTATAACTTTCATAACCACTTGTCTTTTTTGCATAAGCTCTTACTGTGTTTGTAAAAGTAGGATAGTTTCTTAAAAGTTCTAGCACCAACATCGAAAGATATAATCTTTCACAACAATCTGTATAGGTCAATACTCTAGCATTACTAGAGTCCCTAGTCATCCTTGCTTCATTAATATCTTTGATGAACTCCATCATGTTACATATATTTTTGCATAAACACGGCGCCGATTTGTTTATAGTCTTTACTATCTACAAAATCGTGTAAGTTCTTAGACATTTGAACATCTTTTGTAAACTTCAATTTAATTTGCGGCTTCATTCCTTCATATCTTAAAAGTTTACGAAGCTCTTGAGCTTGCATTGGATTAACTTGAATCTTTTCTCCGTCGTCTGTTGTAACAAATGTTACTGGGTTTGGACTTGTCCTACTGTCTATAATCTTTCCTAATTGATCAAACATAGGGTCACCTTTAAAACCTTTACCAATGTCCTTATCGTCATCATCTAGATCTTTGCCATAATCTTTCATGTCAAAGTCATCAAACGTGCCTTCTTTTACTATGTCTTTAATACGCATGTTATCTCTCCACTGCTCTGTTAGCCTTAGAGAAATACTCTCTAGGCACTAGTTTCATGTCACCTTCTGGATGTGCTAATACATAGCCTTCTCCGCCTTTGCCGTGACCTTGTATTGATTGTTTGACATCACTGTCATGTGCATCAAACTGACGAATTACATCGTCTTTCACTTGCATAATTTTAGTATGCAAATCCCATAAAGCATTGTATCCAACTTTGTGTGTTTCGATATACTCTGCCATTCTCTTTTTCTTTACCTCACTTATACCTGCCTTACCTTTTAACCACTGTAAGAAGTCTTGGCCCATGCCTGTCATACCTGTGTCCACTTTACTGTTAGTATAGGCATACAAGATTTTAGGGAAGTCAGTCATTTTAAGTTCTGCTAAACGCGGTTTGTTAAGCAAGTCATCAATTGGACCTTTGAATTGTGAGATAGCTTGTTTAAGTTCTAATATAGATTTGTTATTAATTTCTGCTGTCTTTTGTACTGTAACTGGAGGAACAGCAAACACATCTTTACCTTCGAAAGATTCAAATGTACCTGGAGGTAATGCAGACTCTTGACCCTGTTCATCCATCATTCTATGTATTACTACACCTGTGCGACTTTCGCCGATACGTTTACCCATGTCGCTATTTTGATCTACAGAATAAGTTACAATCTGCGGTTTGAATACATACCTGCCATCCCGTATAGGTGGTGTGCTAAAGTATAATAAATCACCTTTGTAATATCCTTTAAAGTCTTTGGGTATAGCATTATCAAACATAGGCATGATGCTTGCCATGTTAGCACCTAGTTGTTTATATCCTTCCGGATCGTCACGTGCGCCGGGGCGGGCCATAAACATTTTTTGTACATCATTTCTTGTTGTTGTTCTTCCGTCATATCCTTTTGCGACAAATCCTGATTTGTCTGTGAGTACGATTCTTCCATCCTCATTGCGCCCAAAAATGATTGCGGGAGATCCATCCCATTTAAGTGTGACATCTTCAACTCCTTGTTCTAGTTTTTCAAGGCTGTTCAAGACACGAACAGCACCTGCACTGCCGTCATAGAATAAAAAATCTTCTGCGTGTTGGATTCGAGCTTCTGCTTCAACTAAAGTCTTCCCCATGATGTTTTTAAATTCTACGAATCTCATAGCATTCTCGTACTGTTTAATAACATTCCGCTTAGTTGTTTAATTCTATCAAGATGTTTATCTTCTAGTGTCTGATAACTTTCAGGAAGTGTCTTGCCTTCTCTTTCAAGTGCGGCTTCAAACGGAGCAATTAGTTCATCATAGTTAGGATCATTTCTAATTTTTGCGATCATACTTTCTACAGTATGTGTATCTTTTTCTGTTGCACCTGGACCTAATAATAATTCTGCTATTTTATCCCATGTGTCTGCTACTACCTCATCACCTTTGTTAGGATCAACCAAACCAAACTTAGGACTCATTTTATATCCGCGACCCCGTGCTAGGCTTGCCAATAGCACTGCTCTCAATGCTCCGCCGTATTCTGGAGTGCCACCTCGTTTTGCACCACGTTGAAAGTCTGGCTTTAGAGTAAACATAAAGTCGGTTTGTACAAAGCCATTGTTAGCATCACCTTTGATAGGAGTACGAAAGTGAACTTGGTCACCTGCTTTATGTATCCAACCATCTTCTTTCTTTCTGCCAACATTCATTATATCTTGGTCAGCTATACCTTGACTCTTACACCATGCTGTCAATTTTCCTATTAGATCTTGTTGTGAAATCTTATTTGCATCAGTGTTTATATCTAAATCACCTGATGAGTTTAGTAAAAACTTTCCACTAGGATGTTTTCTTTTGCCTGTAGTGCCTAAAAGTTCTTTCTCATCTATTTCGAAACCAACTATAGTTTCTAACCATTTTATAGTAGGATCAACATCCTTAGTAGCAATCCGTGTAGCAATAAGTTCCTTATCAGGTTCACTTTTAAATACATTACCGCCTTCGTTAAGAATCATTTTTACTCTCAATAATTTTTGTCATCGCACGTTTAAATTTACGTGGGTCGCCTGTTCTTATAGAATTAAGGAACCTACGTTCAAGTTCAGAAGCAGTTTCTACATTATAGTTGTTGTTAATAGTATTCAATAAATTGATGCTACTTTCAATTATGTTACTTGCAGTTGTTTCAATAAGTAGATCACTATGCGAATTAGTGCCAATATTGGAAAGTTCCTGCAAAATACTTCTAGTGCGTTTTTTCATTTTACTACTCCGTACTACTATTTAGCGTCTAATAAATAAGTGTGTAGACAATGAGGAGGGTAAAATGTCGATAGCTAATATGAATTTCAAAGAACGATCCTTACTTTTTGCAAAACTTGCTAAGATTGCTTATTATACAGAAAAAAAAGCCGCAAGTCAAGCAAAACGGTTAGGTTTCACAACCACAGAATTTTACAACAAGGACGGGGCACAGGCATTTAGGTTTATGAATACAAAGGATGTAGTAATAGCTTGCCGTGGTACTGAACCAACAGAATGGAATGACATTGCCGCAGACCTCAAAGCAATACCTGTTATGGCTGAAACAGTAAGCAGAGTACACAAAGGATTCAAACAAGAAGTAGACGAACTATGGCCAATGGTGCTTGAAGATCTAGAACGTAAAACTAATCAAAGCAAAACAATTTGGTTCTGTGGGCATAGTTTAGGTGCCGCAATGGCTACAATAATGGCAAGCAGATGCCATCTATACCCAAGCATCAAGCCTGTAGAAGAACTTTATACTTACGGGTCTCCTAAGGTTGGATGGCCTGGATACGTAAGATCACTTAAAGTTACACATCATCGTTGGCGAAATAATAATGACATTGTAACTAAAGTACCATTATGGATTATGGGATATAGGCATCACGGAACACTGCATTACATTACAAGCGACAGTAAGTTAGGTAAGCCTGGCTTTATAGACTGGTGTAAAGGCATGTGGGACGGCATCAAAAATAAAAAGTTTGATTCAATCGGTGACCATGATATACAAGCCTACCACGATCATATAGACAAAGCACTATAAGGATCTTTGTCTAGATACTTTCCCCATTCACTGTAGTAATGACGCATGCCTACTTCATCGTGTATAGTTCCGTTTTCATGTCTACCATGTAGAATATGTCTTGCTTCAGTACCTTCACGCATTGTTGTGCCTTGTCCTGCTACACCAATTAGGTCTTCGTGTAGGTTACGTCCAAATGGTCCCCATATGCTGTTGTGATGATTGATACGTGTGCGCCTTTCTTCAGGCGTGTCTTTGCGTAGTCCATATCCCCTAAACTCAATAAGCACTTTGTTACATCCTAGTGGTGTTACTGAGTCGCTTCTATACGCACTGCC